TGTAACCTTCAAATACTGGCTCATAGTCACCATTCATATTATAAGCGTTTACATATCCTAATGTCGACACTGCTGACACATAGAAAGCATAAGTTTTAGCGTTCATATAAATATGTAAGTCTTCTTTTCTTAATATAGCAGGAACGTTAGCAGCCATATCAGCTGTTAAAGTTTGTAAGTTAGCTATAATGTTTGCCGCTGCATAAGCACCAGAAGCAGAAGATTGTATTACAGTTGCATCTTGACCTGGTAGTAAGTACCCTGCTGCTGAAACAAATCCTTCAAATTCTCCTGTTGTAGCTTCAGTACCACCCCATATAGAAGTTTCAGTTGCGTTTGCAATGATTTCACCCATATAAGATATTACATAGTCATCAAAAGATGCAGGTGGTGGTGCTCCTGCTCCTGCTCTCATTTGTAGAGCTTCCCAAGAATCTAACAAAGTCTTTTTACAAAGATCTAAATTAATTTGTAGATTTTTTGGAGTTAATACAGATTCAGTTAATGCTAAAGTTCCTGCGTCAGTGAAGTCACAAGTTGCGTCTTTAACAACTGCTGATCCTGCCATTTTTTGAATATTGCTTTTAAATTTTACATTTTCAATTATTGTTAAATAATCTAATGATGTCGCTTCTTTTAAAGCTGCTGAGATATAAAACCCTGCTGCTTTTCCTGCGAAATTACTTGTAGTAGTAAATGCCATTTTTTTGTTTTTTAAAGTTTATTAATTATTTATTTAAGTTATACAAGAACTTTTCTTGTCTTGACAACCTTTTGTATTCTCTTTTACTTAGCACAGGCTTTTCTGCACTAAATTTATTTACGTTAATTGGTGCATCAGCAGGACTAGCCGCTAATTCAGTTTTTAACTTTTTGTTTTCAGCTTTAATTGCTTCAACTTCTTCTGCTGTAAATTCAACTACTTCAGTAGTCTTAGTTGTTACAGTTTTAGGATTTTCTCCTGCTTCTTCAGAAACTTCTTCAGAAACTTCTTCGTTCATTTCTACTTCTTCAGAATCACCTTCACCTAATCTTGCTTTTATGTCAGCTATTGCATCCATTAAATTGTCAACCTTATCTTTCATTTCTTCATAAGACTTAGCCCAGTCTGCTTTTTCAGCATCTGACTCAGGAAACTTTAAGTCAACAGCTTCTGACATTTCATTGTATTCTTCTTCTTCTTCTCTTGCATCAATTTCTTCGTCAGTTACTTCTTCTTCAGTTTCTGACTCAATAACTTCTGCTACGATTCCTTCTGTTTCAACTCTAAATGAAACACCTGTATCTGTTTTATAAGTACCAACTGGTAATAGTATAGTTGTACCATCTTCAGTAAGTACCGAGATGTCAACACCTGCTTCAAGTTCATCAGCAGTAGATACAAAAATTGTACCATCTTCGCTTTTTGCTTGGTAAGCGAATTTAACTTCTTCTTCAGCTTTATTTAAGCCAAGTGCTACTAAAATTTGTTCTTTTAAATCCATTGTTAAGTTTTTTTATAGTGAGTATGTAATATATAATAGAAATTTTATTTAGCTGTTTGATTTTTAGCGTCTAAAATTATTTCATTTAATGCTTTAAGTATTTCTTCGTCTGTTGGTTTTCTATGTTGCATAGCTTCAAACTTATCAGTAAAGTAGCCTTCAATAGACAATCCTTTGAGTTCACCGTCTTTTATCTTTTTCCATAAATCTTCATTTTGTATCTTCATCTTAACGAACCATGTTCCGTTCGGCAAATCAAATCCGTACATTTTAGATTTATCCATATCACCTTCTTTTATCCAAGATTCAACAGTTAAAACACCAGATACTCTATCTTGATGTTCGTATGTTGCTTTATGGTGATTATTATGTTTTAAATACAATTCAGACGCTTTTCGTACGGTTTCAGGGCTAAAGTAAACATAGTATTCTGAATCTGTATTAGGATCATATCTGAATATCTGCTTATTAGGTATCAAAGCAGGTGAAACTAGCATACGTTTATCTTCATCTACTTTAGCAAAAGTCAAGTTGTTCTTTTCTTTTCCAAAGTAAACAAAATCCTGTTCGATAGCAGGTGCTGATACTAAACTAATAGCATCAATTGCTAGTTCTTGATTGTCATCATTTATTACAAGTTCTACAATAGATGTAGTCTTTTCGTAATAATCTTTATTAGCTTCTTCGCATTCAGCAATAGTTTCATATTCGCATTCACCTGTTTGTCCCCATTTTACGTTTCCGTCTTTACATTTTTTACAAGGCATAATATATAATATTTATTTTGTTATTTTATTTGATTTTTAAATTGTAGCCCTACGTCTTATCTGAGCAAGACCGTTTTGAGTTCTTGTTATATCATCACTTACAACGTAGGCTTGTATTGGTTGGTCAGCTTGTCCTCCTGTTAACTCAAATGCTCCTGACATTAACTGAGGTGTAGGTGGTGCTGCTTCAGCAGGTGCTGAACCACTTGTAGAAGAACCAGGAACTTCTGTTGCGTATATTCTACGCACATTAGCAAGACCTTGAGCTATAATTGCTGCACCTGTTACAAAGCCTAGTGTACCACCCTGAGCAAAAGCTTTATTTGCTCCTTGATAAGTGTCTATAATAGCACCTGCTGCGGCTAACTCTTTATTGTCACCTGCAAGACTACTTAACGCACCTGCTAACTGTCCGTATGCTGCTATCTGGTTTTCTACATTAGCTTTTGCTGAAGCTTCGTCATTTGCTGCATTTTGCTTTCTTAAAAGATCATACTTTTCGTTAAGTTGTTTTTGCAATTCAAATCTTTCCTTGTCTGATATTTTTAGATTACCTATCATTTCGTTTTCTTTTCTTTGCTCAATCTGTAAAAGCTTATCAGCTAATTCTTCAGCATTTTTAATTTCTAATAAGTCTATTTGGTCTTGCAAAGATTGTTCTGTTTTACTAAAGTCTAATGCTGCTTGTAAGCTGTCAGCCGCAACTTGCTTATTTCTTGCTCTTATATCTTCTATTCTTTTTAATTCTGCTTGTTTTTCTCTTTCTATTTGTGCTAGTCTTTCTTGTGAAGCCGCTTCTCTTTTCATTCTTTGTTCAGCTTCAATAGCATTTATCTTATTATTAAGTTCTATTTGTTTTGTAAATGATTCGCCTTGTATAGTAGCTAATGCTATTTCTTTTTCTGCTAAAGCATCTAAGTCTTCTTTTTCAGTCTTCTTTAAGTTGTTTTGTGTTTGTTGCAGTTCAATAGCTTTTTCAGCGTTTTTAGTTCTTTCTGTCAATAAGTTGTTTTCTATGTCAAAAGCATCTTTTGCCGCTTTAACCCTTTCTTCTTCACTTTTTGTAACATCTTCAGCAATTAACTTAAGCTTTTCAATTTCAGTTCTTCTTTTTGCTGTTTCTACATTTAAACTCCTTTCACTATCTGCGAGTATTTGTAGTTGTGTAGTTAAAGCTATTGCTAATAATGTATCGCCTTTTATTTCAGTACCAATACCTATAAAACTGTTTTTCATATTAGTCAACCCCCTCATTACCTTACCTGAAAGCACCTGACCTATGCCTTTTCCAAAGTTTGCTATTCTATCTGTTACTACTCTAACAGCAGCTCCAATACCTGCAAAGGCACGTTGTAATAATTCAGAACCTTTTTTTGTTTGTGTTAAAAAAGTAGCAAGTGAAGCAAATGCTACTAACAAAGCACCAATACCTGTACTTATAATACCGACTTTTATACTCTTAAATAAAAACTTAGCTGCTGATGCGGCTGTATTAAAACCTGCTTTGACACCATTCAAAGAAACACCTAAGAATTGCATTTCTGAAACAGCATCTCTTCCTTCAGCATTTACATCTTCTAAGCCTTTCTTAGTTCCTTCTAGTTCCTTATTGAACTTTTTTTGTTCTGCTGTAACCGACTTTATGTTTGAGTCTACGTCTAGATATAATGTTTCTTTTGTTGCCATTTTAAAAAGTTATTGAGGTTGACACTAATTCGTGTATATATACTGTAGCACTCCAGATATTTGTTACGTTTGATCTATCTGATACTGCTATTGTTATGGATTTAACATCCGTTGTAGAACTATCTACCATAGCTTTAGTTCCGTTTACTCCAATCTTACCAATGTTTCTAGTAAAGCCTACAATAAAAGCCATAGAGTAAGCGTTATCAATTTGTACAACGCCTTTGATGTTTGCATAAGAGTAGTTACCTGCTGTGCCTGAAGAACCACCTATTTCTAATCTTGTAATATACATTTCAAAGCCTAAAATTGAGTTATTTTTTACACCTATAAATGTAGAACCATCACCATTTACTGTTAAGTTTGTTGTTGAATTATCAGTTGTAACGCCTGACAAAGCAACTGTTGACATTTTTCTATCTGCAAAAGCTGCTGTATCACTATAAGGGATAGAGTTTAAACCGCCACCAACTACAAACTCTCCATTACTTTCAGCTTTTCCACCAATACCTACTACTGTTGCGTTGTTAATCTTTCTTGCTATTTCGTTTCCACTACCATTTATGAAGCAATTTGTATTATATCCTCTTGTTGTGTTTTGCGTTCCATTTATTTGCACTGTATTTGAGCCAGTTTGATA